GTAGGTCCAGTTGCACCTGTAATAGATGGACCAGTAGAACCTGTACTTCCAGTAGGTCCTGTAACGCCTTGTATACCTTGGATACCAGTAGAACCAGTAGCACCTGTACTACCTGTAGCCCCAGTCGGACCTGTATTACCTATTAACCCAGTAGATCCTGTTGATCCTGTAGCTCCTGTTGAACCAGTTGGACCAGTACTACCAGTGGAACCAGTTGAACCTGTAGGACCAGTTGGACCTGTTGGTCCCGTGCTACCTGTAGATCCTGTAGGACCAGTAACACCTATTGCTCCTTGTGGTCCTTGAGAGTTTGAAACAACAATTAATTGTTCGTCTACTGAAATAATTGTATTTGACATTATCTTGTTACCTCTGGTGTCACTGCGAATCTACCTTCTAATAATCTATAAACTTCTCCGCTACTTGATTCAACTTCTAGATCGTATAACCACCTACCAGGTGGGACAGTAGCCATAACTGAAGCAGAAACTGTAACTGATATTACTCCAACATTTGAAAGAGTTATATTTGTTGGGGAAGTTAAGTCTAGTAATTTTGTTGAATTACTAAATGAGCGTCTAACCTGCATCCTTCCAGAGTAACCAGTTAGGTTCCAAGGAGTACCATCATTTGAGACGGTAAATGTTTTTGAAAATGTTGCACCCTGTTTGGCTACAATGTTGTACTTACCACTCATAGTTCATCCTTAAGATGTAATGTAATGTGTTCATCTAAACGCTTTTCAATTCTGTCTACTGTACGAGCAATGTCTGGAAGACTTCTACCACCATTAGCCGTAGGCTGGATAGGATGTGTCAGTTCTTTAATGTAAGATTTTAATGGAGTTACAATAATCCATTTGCCTATTAATGCAATAATACCCAGTGATAACGATACAACAGTCAATGATTCTAACAATGTCATGTTGTAATCACCGTGTAGCCCACTGATTCAAGAGCTGCTTTTTCAGTAGCATTAACAACGTACTCATGTCCACCAAGATAAACTAGATCAGCAAGATCTAAATCATCTTGTGCTGGAAATCTATCTTCATAGAACTCACCATCAAGACGGTAAACAGTTACACCTTGTTTACGTGTGTAGCGAGCAAATAGGTGGTTACCACCCATAGGTCCTTCGTTCTCTACTGGTGGTACAAATAGGTATGGCATTTAAGTCCTTTCAGTACCTAGCAACACCCCCACCTTGTGGGTGGGAGTGAAGCTAGTTACTAAACTAGGCGATGCTAGAAGCAGACTCGATACGGTACAACGCTTCATTACGGTAGATAGCGTGTCCTAGAACACCGTACCAACCGATTGGACGCTGACGCATCAAACGATCTACGACTGGACCGATAACCACGTGTGGTTCTTCGGCAACAGCTTCAGCAAGTGCTTGCTGTCCACATAGGAACGTACGGTATACAGAAATGCTTGAAGCACCGTCTGAACCCTTACGTAGACGTGGAGATTCAATGAAGTAAGCACCTTCAAACTGACCAATTTCGCCAGCCCAGATTGCATCATTGCTCTGGTACTCGTGCGGGTTACGCCACGATGCAGCACCAGTTTCGGCACGAAGATCGTGAGATACTTCTGGGTGAATACCACACCAGTATAGTGATCCCTTACGACCATTAGCCTTGTTGGAACGAAGCTTTGCAACAGCGTAACGGATATCGGCAGCAGATAGTGTGTCATCTGAAGTGATACCTGAAGTTGTTGTTGCAGTGGTTGTTCCACCAGTTGCGTAAAGTACGTTAGTACCTGTTAGCAATGCATCCTGTGCTAGTTCGTCAATAGAATCAGCCATGTTGAATGCAATGATGTTAGCAACAGCAGGGTCTACATCTGCAAGAGATAGAAGACCAAGCTTCTTGCTAACCAAAGTAGCGTTACCATACTCGTTTAGAGTAATAGTTACGATGTCTGGAGTTGCAAGAGCAACTGCAGTTGGATCTACTTCTTCAGACAGAACGCTCTTAGCAACTGCCATGTCGTTGTAGATCTGTAGAGCTACAGATGAACCTGGCATTGCCTGACGTGCTGGCTTCTTGTCTGCTACTGAACGTAGCAATGGGGTTGAGCGTAGTTCAAATTCAACAAGGCGATCATACGCCTTCTGAACCAGACCAGCACCGTTAGATGGTGTGAATGTACCAACGTTGTTAGCGGAAGAGTAAGCTCCACCACCGAGACCACCGTTAGTTGCTGCACTACCACCCGATAAGCCTGTTACAGCCATGATTATTCCTTAGGGGTTGTGTGATTGATTACGAATCTGCGCCGTAAATCATTTCCATTAATTCTTCGGCACTCTGAGCGTTGTTAAGACGTGAGAACATGTCATTAACATCGTCAGGAGAAAGAGCAGAGCCTGTTACAGCATCAATCTGTCGCAGTGTAGATAGATTTTCTTGGTCTACCATAGGCTGCTTTACTTGAGCCTGAACACCAAAGACTTCTCCATACTCATCCAACCATTTGCTAATTGATTCTGGATCATTAGCAACATCTGATGGAATAAATGTAGCAATCTTAGGATTAACTCCTCTTTCATTTAGAACGGAACTGACGACAGACTGACGCTGAAAGCTACGTAAACCTTCTAGTTCAGTTTCTAGTTCCTTGATACGCTTAGACTTAGCGCGATCAGCTTTACGTAAGTTCTGTAACCCACCAGTCTGATCATCTTCTTCCAAGAAGTCGTCGTCTTCGTACCATTCATTGTTGTTACTCATCGTAACTATCTCCCTTATTCATTAGTTGAGCGCAGACCACAAAGCTATACGGGGAATATAGCTTGGCTTCCACTACCAGTCTGTTACGTCGTTGGGGCTGGTCGATCCAACGAGAGATTTATACTTGAGCCTTGCGACTCAATGATCCAGCCTTAATACCAGACTGTCCACCAAATTCTGCACGAGCTTGAGATGCTAAACGCTTAGTGCGCTTGCTTGTTTGACCAAGAAGATTTTCTCTTTCAAGTTCTTGCTGCAAACCTTCTGTACTAGTTTCACCAAACATACGAGATGCTTGTTCAATACCAGTTTTTTGTTCAGCAATTTTAGATAATCCAGCACGTGCTTGGTTGCGATTAATTCCTTGACTAGAAATAAAATCTGCACCAAGAGCAGACTTAACGCCAGTTTCTGTTTCAGCAGCTCTAATCTCGGCAACATTAATTTTTGTATTAAGAAATTTAGATCCTTCTTTACCAAGAAGAAGACTAGTAGCTAACTCATTATCGGTAACACCTGGATACATACGCTTTAGTTCATCAACTAATGCCTTATCTCCAGAGTCAACCGCTTTAGTTACACGAGTATAAGCAACATCAAAGCGATCATTTAACTCACTAACAGATACATCATTAGCGATAAACTTTTCATAATTTTCACGTTTAGCTAAACTGTTTGCACCATAAGAAGCAAGAGTTTCAGCATACATACTTTCTTGCTGAAGGTAAGCACCTTCTGAAAGCATGTTTTTACCAGCAGCTAAACGATCAAAGTTACCTTTAAATCTTGTTTTATAAGTTTCTGATTTACGCAAATCTTCATAAACAAGATTAGTATTATCTATTCCATTGTTTTGAATTGATTCAGTAATAACATCTGCTAATTCTTGTAGACCATTATCAATAAATAACTGACGTAAAGTATCCCAACCAGCCATGCTACATTCCCATTCTAGTTAGGATATCGCGTCCTGCGCCCATAATTTTATCTGAATTCTTTTTGATGTCAGCCCAATCATCTGTTTTGTAGAGAGTTTTACGCAAAGCATCTCCAACAATTGGCTGACCTTTATCATCTTTAGCTGCCATTGATTGCTGTACCCACTTGTTATTCATGTCAAGTGTGCGGTAATCGATATCCATTTCTTGCGAAATAATATTTTTAAATCCTGCAGCAAGATCGTCAAGACTATTAATGTCGCTTAGTCTGTCAGCCCAGTGTGAATACTGTTGTTTAGCCATTGCAGTAATATCATCCTTGGCTTTGCCAGGATCAAAGTTTCCACTTTTTGCTGCAGCACGTACACTATCAAGTACCCAACTATCAGATACTGTTACACCATTACGTTTAGCCCAGTCGCGGATACTGCTCTCAGTATCTCCAGCCTTACCAAATAAAGAACCAGCAACATCTTGTGCGCTCTGGCTACCGTAGGCTATGTAAGTTGAAAGAACACTTGTTAACTCATTGTCATTAAGACCGTCACGCAATGCGTTCTTAGATAGTTCAGTTAGTTCAGCATCAGAAAGAGTAGTTCCATACTTAGCAGCTAAAGCACTAACACGTGCTTTCTCGTTGCCAATCTGCTTATTAAATTCTTCTGCCTGAGCAGGATCGTTTTCTAAAGTGTAGTAGTTTCTCTGTGAAGCACTCTTTGTTTTGTACCAGTTAAGAGATTGAAGGCGAACATTAAACTGTTCTTTAGTCCACTCAGTACCATTCTTCATGGCAGTCCAAGCTTCATTAAACAAATTAGTTAGTTCTGGATCTGCTTGAATAATTGCTAGTGGAACTTT